CCCAGGAGCCAATGGTATGAACGCCGCAGACTTTGTAGGTACGCTGTTTTTAGGCCGCGATGTGGCTCATTCAGTGCATCTGAACACCCGCAGCTACGCCAAACACAAGGCGCTGCAAAAGTTTTACGACGGCATCATTGACCTAGCGGACACGTTTGCGGAAGCTTATCAAGGCAAATACGGTCTGATTGGCCCCGTTTCGCTGCAGTCTGCAAAGAAGCAGGGCAACATTGTTGAGTTTTTAGAAAACCAGCTAGACGAAATACATTCTGTACGCTACAAGGTTGTCGATAAGGAATGCACCGCAATCCACAACATTATCGATGAGATTGAAGCGCTGTACATGTCAACGCTCTATAAACTGAAATTTTTGGCATGAGTACAACTTACGTATCGCAAACTCAGTACGGCAAAAATGAAGATTTTACGCTTCAGATTGCTCGCGGCCAAATACAAGGACATAAGTCGCTGTTTAAGTTTGGCAATAACTCAGACATTAACGGCTCACTTGAGACAGTTTGGTCACACGGCGGTCTGTACGTTTACCCAACGTCAGCCATTCAGATGAAGGTATCTTCGTCTAGCGCAAATGATACTGCGCTGGGTACAGGCGCTCGGACGGTGTCTGTGCAGGGTCTGGATCAAGACTACAACGAAGTATCAGAAACTGTTACTTTAGCCGGGCAAACCGCCGTACTTACCAACATCACTTTTATCCGAGTATTCCGCGTTTTTGTCATTACTGCGGGGTCTACCAACACTGCGCAAGGCAATATCTATGTTGGTACGGGCACAGTAACTGCGGGCGTTCCAGCAACCGTCTATGCTGAGATTCCTGTAGGGGAAAACCAGACGCTAATGGCGATATGGACAGTACCGGCGGGGTACACGCTGTACATTTACCGGGGCACCTTTAGCGCAGCGTCAAATAACGCCGCTCAGTATATTTTGGGTAAGTTTATGATCCGCCCTTTTGGTGGCGTATTTCGTAATGCTGCCGATGTCACAGCAAATAGTAATGTAATACCTTACGACTTTGAAATTCCTTTAGCGGTACCGGAAAAGTCTGACATTGAAGCACGGGCAATCGCACTGTCGGGGACAAATTTCTATTCGACCGCCTCGTTTGAAGGTGTATACATTAAAAACACAACGGACTAATTATGGCAAATTACACCTATATCACGGCTTCGGCCAACATTAAACCCGCCGCAGGCAAGCTAAAGGGTATTTTTGTCAGCGCTGCCTCCAGCACACCGACAATTACTGTGTACGACTCCGCTGCAGCAACGACAACAACCACCATTTTAGGCACGTTTACACCTGTTGGAGCAACGTCATATCTGTTGCCGCTTGATGGTGCGTATGCTAAAAATGGTCTTTATGTTGTTATCAGTGGTACAGTAAACGCAACAGTTATTTACGAGTAAATCGAAATACCGTACTGACGCGGTACGTCAGGGATTCTTTAGGAATCGACAATGTCTGATGAAGTACAAAACGAGTTAGCGGAAGTACCCGCGCCAGAACAGGCACCGACGGCAGAGCCTGTAGCTGAAGAAACACATGCGCCGGAGAATGATGAGTCAAAGCCAGCTAAAGTCTTCACACAAGAAGAACTAGACGCTGCCATTGGCAAAAGGCTTGCAAGAGAACAGCGTAAGTGGGAAAGAGAACAGGCACGTCGAGCGCAAGAAGCGCCTGCCGTATCTGCGGAACTCCCACCGGTCGAGAATTTCAATTCTGTTGATGAGTACGCCGACGCATTGGCGGTACGAAAAGCAGAGGAATTGTTGGCCAAGCGTGAAGCTGATCGTGAACGCATGAGTGTGATTGAGGCGTATCAAGATCGTGAAGAGGACGCGCGGGCTAAGTATGAGGACTTTGAACAAGTCGCATACAACCCTGCACTGCCGATTACGACCGCGATGGCTGAGACTATTCAATCGTCCGACATCGGCCCCGATCTGGCCTACTACTTGGGTACCCACCCAAATGAAGCCAGCCGGATTTCACGCCTGTCGCCAATTTTGCAGGCTAAAGAGATCGGCAAACTGGAAGCCAAAATTGCTTCAGAACCGGTCTTAAAAAAGACAACTAGCGCCCCACCACCGATAGCGCCTATTAGTGGACGTGGTTCTGGCTCACCGTCTTATGACACGACTGACCCTCGCTCCGTCAAGAGCATGAGTACGTCAGAGTGGATTGAGGCGGATCGCCAGCGCCAGATCAAGAAGTGGGAAGCTCAACGTAATCGCTAACTTTTTTTAGGACATAAATCATGGCAAACTCGATTCTTACCATCGACATGATTACCCGGAAGGCTCTCGAAATTCTTGAGAACAACCTGGTACTCACTCGTAACGTCAATCGTCAGTACGACGATTCTTTCGCCGTTGAAGGCGCAAAAATTGGTTCCACACTGCGTATCCGTTTACCGGATCGCGCGTTGGTAACCGACGGTGCCGCCCTGCAAGTTCAGGACGACAACGAACAGTTCACCACACTGACTGTTGCTTCGCAAAAGCACATCGGCGTGAACTTTACTTCTGCCGAACTCACCATGCAGTTGGATGACTTCGCAGAGCGTGTTCTGAAGCCTCGTATTTCTCAGCTCGCATCGTCGATCGACGCTGACGTTGCTAACGCATATAAGACCGTTGGTAACTCGGTCGGCACGCCTGGCACCACGCCTTCGACTTCGCTCGTTCTGCTGCAAGCCCAGCAGAAACTGAACGAAAACGCAGCTGTGATGTCACCACGCTACGCAACCGTTAACCCAGCTGCTAACGCTGGTCTGGTTGAAGGCATGAAAGGTCTGTTTAACCCAACCAACACCATCTCCAGCCAGTTCAAGAACGGCATGATGGGCACTGGTGTTCTAGGCTTTGAAGAAGTCAACATGTCTCAGTCGATCAAGCAGCACACCACTGGCTCGCGCGACGCTTCTGCTTCTACTCTGGTCAAGACTCCAGGCGTGACTGCTGAAGGCGCGTCCACGATCCTGCTGGAGCAGGGTTCTGTGACAACCACCATCAAAGCTGGCGACGTGTTTACTATCGCTGACAGCTTTGCGGTTAACCCACAAACCCGTGAGTCCACCGGTTCGCTGTTCCAGTTCGTGGCTTTGGCTGACGCCACTGCCGTGTCTGGTACTTGGACTGTGACTGTGGCACCGATGTACTCGGCAAGCCACGCTCTGGCCACCATGACCGCTCTGCCTGCTACCGGCAAAGCCGTCACCTTCTTGGGTGCAGCTAGCAGCCAGTACGCTCAGAACCTTATTTACCATAAGGATGCGATCACTTTCGCTACCGCCGACCTGTTGCTGCCACAAGGCGTCGACATGGCTTCGCGTCAAGTACACAACGGCATCTCGCTGCGTGTTGTTCGTCAGTACGACATCAACAACGACCGTCTGCCTTGCCGTATTGACGTGCTGTACGGCTTTAGCACGATCCGTCCGCAAATGGCTTGCCGCATGTGGGGTTAAGTCTTGGTGGGGGCTTCGGCCCCCATTAACAACATTTTTTAAAGGATATTTATCATGGCTCTTCCTAATGGTGCTGGTGGCTACCAGCTCGGCGATGGCAATACTGGTGAAGCTCAACTGTTTGTTCAGGGCGCGCCAACTGCACTGACCGCAGCTGCAACCGCAACTGCTGCTCAACTTGCAAATGGTCTGTTCACTTTCAACGGCACTGCTGGCAATCTGACTCTGCCAACCGTTGCTGAGCTGGAAGCAGACGTGTCTAGCGCATCTAAAGTTAACGCAGCGTTTGACTTCTTCGTTATCAATATCGATGCTGGTACTGACGACGTAACGGTTGCAACAGCTACTGGCTGGACTCTGGTTGGCACTATGGCAGTGACTGAAAACACTTCAGGTCACTTCCGTGCCCGCAAGACCGGCGACGGTACTTGGACTTGCTACCGCATTTCTTAATGCTATGGGGGCTTCGGCCCCCATTTTTAAAGGATAAATCATGCCAAATACAAAAGCTGTAGGCGTTGCGTTTGAAGACGCGCAACTTGACGGCGCAATTATGGGCAAATCTGGCGGCACCGCTGGTTTTTACGGTACAACCCCCGTAGTTCAAGGCGCTGCCTTGACTACTCAGTTGACCTCAATTACCAGCACTGCACCAGGCACGCTTGATTTTGCAATTCAAGACTTGACTCAGACTACCCCTTTTGGCTTTGCAACCAAAGACGAAGGTAATACTGTTTTGGCTGTAATCGCCAACTTGCAAGCCCGCCTTGCTCAAGTTGAATCGCGTCTTGAAACTGTCGGTTTAATCGCCGCTAATTAAAAGGCGGGGCTTCGGCCCCGTTCTCTCATGCCTATTTATTTACAGCACCCAGTTCACGGCACCAAAGTCGCCACTATGGAGCTAGAAGCCGAATTTGATGAACAAAATGGCTGGCTTCGGTATAATCCCGACACGTCTTCAGCTCCTGAAGCGGCGGCACCAGCCAATGAACTGGAAGTTAAACGTCGTCGTAGCCGCACCACTGTAGAGGCGGCAGCTTAAAGGAGTGTAAATGGCAACCGCCTTCGACCAGATTAAAGCGTCGCTTCGGCTCATAGGCCAGCTGGCTGAAGGTGAAGAGCCATCCCCGCAGGCAGCACAAGACGCGCTATCCGCCATGAATCAGATGATTGATTCGTGGAATACTGAGCGCCTAGCCGTGTTTTGCACGGAAGACCAAGTGTTTAACTGGCCACCTGGCGAGATCACCCGTACGCTTGGGCCTAGCGGCAACTTTGTGGGCAACCGCCCCGTTCTGATTGACGACGCAACGTACTTCCGTGACGCTAGCACTAATGTGTCCTACGGCATCAAGCTGATTAACCAGCAGCAGTACAACGGCATTGCGGTCAAGACAGTCACCAGCACTTACCCGCAGGTCATGTTTGTGAACAATACGTTCCCAGACATTACCATGACAATCTACCCCCAACCCACAAGGGTTCTGGAGTGGCACTTTGTGTCGGTGCAGGAGCTGACTAAGCCTGCAACCTTGAACACCGTGCTGTCGTTCCCGCCGGGTTATCTGCGTGCGTTCAAGTACAACTTGGCGATGGAAATTGCCAACGAGTTTGGTGTTGAGCCTATGCCGCAAGTGCAGCGTATCGCCATGACGTCTAAGCGTAACCTCAAGCGCATCAACAATCCTGATGACGTGATGTCCATGCCGTACTCGTTGATCGCTACTCGTCAGCGCTTTAACATTTACGCCGGTAACTATTAAGCCGTGAAAACACCTATCCTTGGCCAATCGTATGTGGCTCGCAGCGTTAACGCTGCGGATAGCCGCATGGTGAACCTGTACCCAGAAGCTACCCCGGCGCCAGAAGGTATGGAGCCTGCGTTTTTGAACCGGGCGCCAGGCTTGCGTAAGTTGGCGACCGTGGGCACCGGCCCCATCCGTGGGTTGTGGCAGTACGGCAACTACGGCTACGCTGTCTCAGGCAGCAAGCTCTACCGCATATCGAGCGATTGGACATCGATACCGCTAGGTAACGTCAGCGGCACTGGCCCCGTGTCAATGGTGGATAACGGCACGCAGCTCTTTATTGCGGCCAACCCTGACGGCTACATCTACGACGCGTCGACTGAAGAGTACGCCGAAATTACGGATGTGGACTTCCCAGGCGCGGTAACAGTCGGCTATTTGGACGGCTATTTTGTCTTCCAAGAGCCAAACTCCCAGAAATTCTGGACGTCTGAACTGCTTGACGGCACCCAACTTGACCCATTGTCGTTTGCCAGTGCTGAAGGTATGCCGGACAACCTCATTTCGTTGTTTGTCGACCACCGCGAGGTGTGGCTGTTCGGCACTCAGTCGGTTGAGGTCTGGTACAACGCGGGCGACACACCGTTTCCGCTGGCTCGCATCCAAGGTGCGGTCAATGAGATTGGCTGCGCGGCGACCTTCTCAGTGGCTAAGATGGACAACTCGCTGTTCTGGTTAGGGTCTGACG